GGGATATCGCGAATTACGAGCCGCGCCGATTGAGTCTCAACGCGGGCGCGCGCGGTCTTCGCGCCCATTACGGACAACGCGTGACCAAACGCAACGAGCTCATCAGGCTCGTAAACTTTGCGCCAATCACTCACGATCTCGCGAATAAACGCGAACGAATCAAGGGTGGAATTGGTATTCGCGCGCAACGCAAGTCTGAAGAACTGACCATTGCACACTGCCTTTTCGTTGTCCGCGAATTCGATTGGGAACTCTCCGTGCATCATATGCGCGAACACGATCTGCGCACTAACTACTTTTTCGACAGGCGCGAATCGCGAGAACAACCGCGGAGACATAAACAGTAGGTCCTCTGGTAGACTCGCGCGCTCTTCGGGTGTTATCGCGATTTTCGTCGGGGTCAATATGACGACAATCGCGTGATTCGTTGTTGCATCTTCCGACGATTCACTCGGCGGCGCGGTTGCATCAGTCATCGACGCGCAGAATTCGCGCGGCCATTTATCGTTCAAGAAAATGATTTGGTGTGGTTTCGTTGCGATGAGTTTGTCCTTGATCGATTCGTAATTTACCAGTGCGGTATCTGATGCGATCGCAGCGACGCGATCCGCGCGCAGTGTCGCTGCAACCGCACACTCGAACATACTTGTCGCATCATAAAGAACAGCCGCGCGCACCGCGTCTTCTTCGGGATTCTTCATTGCCTGTTCATGCTCATGCAACGCTTGCTCGATAATCGCGGCATCCGCGCGAGGCTCGAAATCCTCTGCTGCACTTACAGTATCTGCCATTTGTGTAATATATATGAACGTATACTCTAAAACATACAATGGCTGACGCAAACGAAATCGAGCGCATCAAAGCGGCGCGATGCCTCGTCGCTGCTCCATTGATCATTACGCTGAGCGACATTTGTTCTGACTTAGGACGTGCGGATCTCGCGCGACGCATTAAGAAAACATTGACGGATGACCTGAAAGTCCAACAAAACATTTGCATAAGGGACGACGCACTGCACGGACTCACAATGCGCGCGATAATGAGCAAAGTTCCAAGCGGATACCGACTCGACACTGCGGTTCCTCATGGATTTGAGGCGGCAACGCGCAAAATGTTTCCCATTTTCATAACTGCTGCGAGCGCATTCTGGGCCGAGTGGCGCGCGGAAAACGCAGGGTTATGCGCGCAACTGCGCGAGTTATTCGGCACTCCCGCCGAGGCGATACCACTATATGCAACAGAGACCGCAATGTACTGGTCGCGCGATCATCCTTACTGGGTCGGCATTGTCATTGTATTCGCGGACGCAAGCGGGCATGAATACAAGTAGGGGCTCGCGCGTGGCTGAATTGCATAATTGCTCCGCTTCGCTCCGCAATTATGCGAGCCACGCTGCGCCCCTACAACCTCGTGTAGAGAAGCAAGGGCGAGTTCTTTTTTAACTATCGGGTACTACTAAAAAATGAAGCCAACAAGTTACTATTATTACTTCACGCGCGTATGAGCACTCGCAAGCCTAAAGCGTTTCAGAAATACAAACAGGCTCTCGATGACTTCATATTGGGTGCGAAAGACGCGGGATTAAGCGCGACTTTCATCGTATTCTCGCTTGTAGAGCGCAGATTCTTGCGCTTTGATGGCACGAGTCGCGCGCAGTGCATCGCGGATTATGAAGAGTTCGTCGCGCGCGAATATACGGCGCATGATCACGTGCCCGATTTCCAAGAAGTAATCAATCAGCGCACATGGCATGCTCTCGCGTTCGACATTGACTATGACGCAACACCAGAAGAAGTCGCGACGCCTGAACTTTACGAAGCGCGAGTCGCGCAGTTTCGCGAATCATTGCGCGAAATTGTCGGCGCGATTTGCGACACCTGCTACGACATGTTCGATATCGCAATTACCGAAGATGATTGCATTGTGTGCGAGTCACTCGATCCGCGCGAACGTGCGCGACTTGCCGCGCATATCATTGTAACGCGCGCGATTCCACATTACTCGATCGGCAAGCAGTGCGCGACTCAGGTAATATCGTTGCTTAGTGCCAGGGATGGCGCGATGATCGATCGCGCGCTTTATTGCACACAGCATAACTTGCGAATTGCAGGTTGTGCAAAGATCGGATCGCCGCGAATCAAACGAATACCCGCGGGTCGCGCGCTCATTGATACAATCGTCGGAGCATCTCTCGCGATGCGCATTCCGCAAGAGCGCGCGGAGTACTGGCGCGCGAGACTCGCGAATGTTGATGAGACACCGGGTACTGCAGCGAGTGCGAAGGGGTCTCGCGCGAGTGGCGTCGCGATGACAGATGACCTTGTCAAGCGCGCATGCGAATATGTCGATGCGCGGCATGGTGCTGGATCGCATAGATTGCGCAGAAGATGTGATTCGTTGTTGATTTTCACGCGTGTGACACCTTCGTTCTGCACACTTTGCAATCGGCAGCATGACCACGATAACACAGTCATGGTCAGAGTCGCGCAAGAGTTCGGCAATATTCGCTTTATTGAATCATGTCGCAAATACGATGCCGAACATCCGCGCGAAACATCGCGCGTGGAGCTCGGGTCATTCGCGATTGACGATGGCATCGATGGGGCAATCGCGCGAACTGTGACAAAAACTGGTACAACCGCGAGTGCCGATACATGGCAATCGCGAATTCCCGTTGACTCATACGAAGAACCAGCAATGCGCGATTATCCAGAAGACGCGCGAACTCTCTTTGTGCACGCGCCGATGAAGATCGGCAAAACAAAGGCACTGCGGCGGTTTGTTGACAAATTCGCGGGTGACGAAATGCATCGCGCGATCTTCGTATCATTTCGACGCACTTTCACATCGGAAATCGCGGCGCACTTTCAAGATTTTGTATCTTATCGTGATGTGCGCGGAGATTTAGACTTGCCACGCATGATTGTGCAGGTCGAATCGTTGCATCGCATTGTTCCAGATAAAATCGGGCGGGTGGACTTGCTGATTCTTGATGAGTCAGAATCAATCATAAGTCAGTTTGAGTCTGGTTTGTCCGGCGATCATGGCGGGGATTTCGCAGTGTTCCAATGGTTGCTGCGATATTCCGCGCGCGTTGTCGCGCTTGATGCGTTCTTGTCAGAGCGTACATGCGCCATCGTGGGGCGCATACGGGGACTTGATGGCGCGCGAATTATTCGCAATGAATACAAAAACGCGACCGCGGATGTTTACTATTTCACGTCCAGTCGCGAGTTATGGTTGTTGGCACTTGTGCGATGCGTCGAGAACGGTGAGCGTGCTGTGGTCTGCGCGAATAGCGCGCGAGAAGGTCGCGCGTTATGTGAGATGATTTCGCGCGCAGGTGGTGCGGATGAGATACGCATAAAATACTACTGCGCTGAGACTTCATGCTCCATAAAATCGCGCGACTTTGCGAATGTGCGCGAATGTTGGACAGAGTGCGACGTACTCATCTATACGCCAACACTCACTGCTGGTGTTTCGTTTGAAGAAGCACATTTTGATCGCATGTTTGGATACTTTACTGATAAATCATGCGCAGCGCAAGTATGCATGCAGATGATGGGGCGAGTGCGCGACATTGCGCAGCGGCAATTCTTCATCTGTTTGAACACGACACCTGGAACATATCCAGTCACGCGCGATGATCTGGTGCTTAGTTTGCGCATTAAGAAACGCGCGATTTGCGCTGAGACCGATGGCGCGCCACTCGATGTTGAATATACCGCGGCGGGATTACCGACAATTCCCGATACCGATTATGCAGAGTTATGTGTGCAAAATGTCATCGCGCGCAATCGTTCGCGTAATGACTTTACTGGAGAACTCGTGCGACTTGTGACATCCGCGGGTGCGCGCGCGATTCGTTTATCGACAATGACATTCAGCGCGGTGTTCGGGCATCTTCCAACATTCGATGACCTCGCGGAGATGCGCGGAATGCGCGCGGATGTCGGATCAACAATCGAACTTGCGCGAGCGCGCGCGATTGCTGATGCGCGTGAATTGGAAGGCGAGGAATACAAACCACTGGCTGATCGCATCACTGGTGGTATGGCTGAAATTGCAGAAGCAGATCGCGCAGCAGTCGCGAAGTATGAATTACGCGCGATTTATGACATGCGTGACGAGATGAACGCACAGTTTGTGCAAATGTATGCCGATGCTGGAGTCATTGCGGCGTTTAAGAATCTGCGCGCGCTTTGCGAAGCGGTTGTGAGGAGTGGCGCAGGCGCAGATGTGACGCGCGCGATTGGCGACATGCGCAGGATGGAATCCGAACATCTGCGCGAAATCGCGAGTGACGCGCGCGATCCCGAAGGACTGCGCGAACTTGGATTTGCCGGTCGGTTTGAGATGCATCGCATATTGCATATTGCGGTCGGTGCAATTGGATTTCGCGATGTATTTGATCGGCGCATGATTCCTCATGTTGATGCAGAGGAACACATCCGCAATAATAGTGGTGCGATTCGGCGCATCTGGCCGTCATTATGCGCGACATTTAAGATACCCCCAAACATCGCAAGAGGCGCGCTGATGGGCGCGATTGATATGAAACTTTACATGTCCGCAGTGGATCTCGCGATGCATGATGCATATCGCATCGCGCTGATAAATGTCGGCGATGTCTGTCGCTTGTCGCGTCCCGATGGATTCACCATTCGCATGGATAATAAGGTTGTCGTCTCGCAGTAGTGATCACAGCTATTTTTTGAGTATGTATACACCGCACATCATGAGTCTCGCGCGGAAGTTAGGCGTGATTATCGCACGCGCGGAATTCCCGCAAGACTCGCGCGCTCATCTGATGCGCTTCATTGGATCATGCGCGCATATCATTGCCGTCGCGGGTATTGGAGGAGCTGAACACGTCACAGTCGCGATCGCGGATATTTTAGGAAGACGCGAACTCGCGGGTGAGAAATGCGCGATGACGGAAGATGCGCGCGTTGCGATGGCGCGCGAGATCGCGATGGTGATTGGCGCAGTACCCCGCGCGGACATCGAAACATTCGCGCGTGTTCACGGCGCGCGAATTGGTCCAACTGCGTGCACGCGAATTTCGCGAATCTTTCGCGAGATACCAGCACTCGATGGAATTCTGGAGTTCGCGCAGCATGCGGATTTAGCAATTGTGCGAGAGGCGAATGATAAACACAGATTGCATCTACATGCCATTGATGTTCGTGTTGGCGCGGTACCACTTGCGCGTGAGTGGGCGCGGCGTGGACCGTTCGACTCAATATTCATAAACGCGCTCGGAATGCGCGGGGTTACTTATGTCATTGTGCGCGGCATTGAAGAGTGTATCGAGAAAGACGCGCGCGTCTTCACGCTTGTCGCGCATGATGAGATATGCGCGATTGCAAGCAAATATCTGGTTGCGCGCGCGAGTTGTGGTGCGATTGCATTGAGCGCGTTTACAGGTAGTGAAAAACGCGCGATTGGCGTGAGCGATGTAATGGTGCCTGCGTGATATTGTGCAAAAAATTGCGTTGATGCTTTGCTTAATACCTGCGCGGCCTTCCACGCCCACTTTTTTGAATCGCGAGTTGTGTTCGGCGAGCAGTTGATGCAGAGATTACGTGATCCGCAGCATCGCGCAAGTCGCGGTATGGTTGTGTGATGCTTCCGTGTAATTCCGCGCGGAGTGAGCGATGCATGCGCGCGAGTGATTGCGAAATGAGAGCGACCGGCGAGGATACATTAACATCGCGCGGTTTGATGTCGAAGCGCGCGACTGCTGCGATATATTCGCGCGCTATGTGGAGTGCGAGGTTGCAATCCGCGCAGCCATCAAGTCCAATATTCGCGTGGAATTGCGCGCGATTCTGCTCGTAGAAACAGTATTCGCGCATCATATTGTAATAGAACATACGCTCTTCATGTTCACGCGGATCATATGGGACAACGCGCGCATAGTCGGCGGGTCCGGCAATTAAGCGCGTTTCTGTTGATGTTGGACCAGCGAACACTTGAATGTTGATGTGATCGCTTGCCATGAAAAGATATCGGCGAGCGAGGTATTCCGCGAGAATGTCAGTATGGAATGTCGCATTGTATTGCTCGATGTCGCGCGCGAACTGCGGAGACTTCGCGCGAACAAGCTCGATATCGCGCGGGTTCATGAACGGCGTGCGGAACTTGAGCATACATTGCGCGGGTCGCATGAGGTTGACCCATGTATGCTGCCAGATGTTGTTAATGATGATGTCCATGTCGGATGGGCTATCATTGTCTGCTTCATCATCGAATGCTTGGTCGCGTGCGCGGAACTTGCCGGGACGCGAGCCGGGCGCCTCGAAATTCGTGCGAATATCTGAGATGAACAACGATACATTGTTGTCGGTGCCGAGTTTCGCAAATGCGCGTGCGAGATCATCAGTGAATAAGTCTTCAATGATATAGAATGTGTAGCCGCGCTCGCGCATGATGACATTCGCGATTTGCTCTGGGTCAAGCATTTGTGTCGGAGCCTCGCTCTTCGTGCATTGGATGATGCCGTCGGGAGTCGCAAAGTCAATGACTTCATCCGCAAGAGCGCGCGCGGGTCGCGCGCTGCGGAAGTAAAGTTTGCTGTTCGGTGCGCATCCTTTAATGTCGTGTTCTTGCGGATCTATGAGAACGAACTTCATCATTGGGAACATGTCTGCGAGATTCTGGCGACTGTGTCCTGGTCCAGATCCGGCATAAATGACGAAGATTTGATGTTCGGAATCGAGCGGGAGGCCCGCGAGACATTCCGTAAGGAACTGCACCTCGGAGAACTGCAGTTTGAATTGTCCGACATGTGCGGCGCGCCGCGCGAGTACGAGTTGCGTATATGGCATGCGTTGCGGAATGTCAGATACGCGCGCGATTGTCGGAGGATTGCGATCGGCGATAAGACTTGCCGCTTGTTTTCCATATTCCGACGAGTCAGAGAATAACTGCGAGAGATTCGCGGCGGCGCCAATCTTTGGTTCCATTGCTGGTGGTGGTTGTGGTATGTCAACTTCGCGCGTATTCAAAAATGGGGCGAATATCGCGAGTATCACGGTGATGATTACCGCGACTATCGCGCTTATTATGTCTATCATCGAGCGCGGGTATATGTAAGGACGCTAAAAAAAGTTGAATATCGGCGCCTGCAATATCATATCAAGCGTCGCATAATAACCATGAAGAAGGGTGCTCGTTCATCTGCTCCTGCGGCTTCCGCGACTGCGCGTAAGCGTGCACCAAAGAAGGCAGTGATGCCTCTTGACAAGGCTTACAAGCGCATGTATCACGCATTCTTCCTGAAAGTTCATGAGAATGCGCCGCGCGAAGTTCGCTACGCCGTATGTGACGACAGTGTTGAGTTCCTGCCGTGGCGCGT